AAGTGCGAGAACTAAGGTGATCTGCATTTAGCGCGAATCCTTAAAATTTTGAACACAAAATGTGGCCTTCAGGTAAAACTGATTGGCCGTGGACACTGTCGCAGCGACTCCGGAAGCGTCACGTTTCGACTTCGGCGGCATGGTACGGACGTAGACAGGGGTAACAATGTTCCCCCCGAAAGCGTCTATTCCGCAGGATTCTCTAAAGTGGCTCGTAATAAAGGTTTTACTACGATTCACCAGGAGACCTGCTGTTTCCAGGCCGTCGATGACGATGTCTACCTCCTTGGTAGGCACGATTAAGTCATCACCATAGACAAAGACCTTCTTACTGAAGGCCTTGACCCTCGGGTGATGAACAGGGAGTCCGTAACGCTCCATGAAGGAGGCGATAGCAATCGAATAGAAAGCCATCGACTCCAACGGGAACGTTAGAGCAGATCCTTGGGATGCGAACTTCTTCATGGGAATTATCTTTCCATTTGGGAGCTTTGCATATTTGCTTCGACATGCAAAGACTGCCCGGTTGACATCGGGTTGACTTTGCACCATAAGGTGGACAACAGCCGCATGTAAGCGGTCGCTGGCTTCCTTAAGGTCTATCGTAGCAAACTCCTTCGTCATCGAAGACGAAAGAGCCAAGGCGCCATTGATTGACTGATCAGAGAAGTTGATCTGTCCTTTAGTGCGTTTATCACGCTCTAAAGTAGGAACAAGAACTCTCATCATTCCCTGCTGTACGTATTGATTATACACAGGTTCAATGGCGATGACGCGAGGCGCCTTCTGCGTCTTCGGCACAAAGCATACCTTAACAGGTGGTTCCTCTTTTGGAGGAACCACTTTAAAGTCAAGGATGCCGCCGATACCTAATGACTCTACCAGTTCTCCAAAATTGAAGAACCAGTATCGGTCAAAAGGTAGCACGCGATTAAGACGTCTTGACCACTGTCGGTGAAGGTACTTCCGATTCCCGGAGGTACCGTCGACGGTGGTCCCCGGTCCGTGCCTGGTAGGCAAACTACCGTCGTCTCGTAAAACACGAGCAAGACGATAGAGAGTACTACCATAAAGCCAGTTAGAAGCCTTGAGAAAACTTTCCCTAAGCTTCCATTTGGTTGCACGGAACGTCGCGACTTCTGCTTCACATGCTGCATAGGCAACTCCAGCTGAGTGCTGGCGCTGTTCTGTGCATTCCATCGCGATCTTATTGAATGCCAGGCAAATTTGCCTAACAGCAATAATAGCATCGATAGACGGAACTGCATGTAAGTCTCCTTTCTTTGAGTCGAAAACGAGACTCGTGAAACCTTGCAAAAATGCAGGGAGACGCGACCCTTTGCTGGTTTTGAAGCCAGTAAAGAGTTTTGGGAGCCACTGACCAGCCTCAATGCTTCTTTCGAAGCCTTTGGCAAAGGTCGGTAGACATATCGTTAAGAACGATATGCCTTCGTTTTCTGTCCGCGATTTCAAAGTTACGAAATCGCGGCACGTGGAGGTACTACACACCAAGCCCGCATCTGCGAGCATGGCCTTTAGGATCTCAGAAAGATCTGAGAAGAGGAGCCGTTTTCGGCTTTTCATA